GAGAGCGATTAAGCCCGGGTTAATCTGAGCGCCGCCCTGTTGTGCTGGCGGGGGAACTTCACCGTCGGCGGTGTAGAATTGAACCGGGTCGTTATTGGTATTAAGCGTGGCCAGTTCATCTTCGTAACCTTCGGCTTGTTTTTGTGTCATCCAATATTTAGCGCGTGGTGCAAGGGCGCCTTCTTCGATTTCGCGGGACTTGGCATAATTGAATACGCGTTGTGCATCCATCAATTTTAGAACGGCGCCATGATATAGCGGTTTGTTTTCAACGACCTTGTAATTACCGAAGACCGGCACAATCGGAATGGTGCTGAATACGGTTTCGTCTTCTTCTTCAAGCCAATCGGAGCCGTCAAACAGGCGAACGAAAAACGTGCTGTCTTTCATTGTGCGTCTGTCAACAATGATTTCGCCGGCTTTTACAAGGTCGTCTTCGATCTTTTTGAATTCATCGTTGTTTTCGAACACCCGGCCGAAACTGGTCTTGACTAATTCGCGGTCGGTTAGCTTGCGGAAATACAAATGTCCGATAACAATCGTCTCGGCCTTATTGAAAAAGACGTTGAAATCCTGACCTTGGCTTACGCTGTTACCGCTACCCTCCGGAAACCTTTCTTTGTATTCGGCCATCGGGATAGCCGATAACAGAAAACCATAGTCTGAATCTGCGCGGTCCTGGCGCTGGGCGCCAACATCAAACCAAACACGGTCGCCTGAATTGAATATTGGTTCAATGATAAGATCCTGGTCAAAGCTGTCGTCATTAACGAAGTCTGTTTTAACAAGCCAATGGTCAAGCCCGGCGGTCGCCACGTTGCGCCCTGCCATGGCGTATGTCGATTGTGCATTTGATATGGTTTCAATGTTGCGAACCATGCCGTCGCGCAGTTCTGCAAGTTCTTTGGTTGCATCATTGCCGGCCGGTTTAATCTGAATATCAAAGTCCGAGCCTTCAATGTCGCCGGCTATCTGGTCAATAACCGGACTGGTCTGATCAAAGGTATAACGAGGCTTGCCGTCGTTCTTATTCCACCAATCAGACTCCCATTGACCGGCCTTGTCAGTGACAAATATATGTGCCTCTTTGACCAGTAACCGATTATCATTCTCGGCCTTTTGAGCCTCGGTCAATAATTGAGCGACGTCTTGATACTTGGTAAAATCCGGCATTAATTATTCCAATTGTCGAACTTGATTTTCTTTGGCTTGATCTTCGTTGGCGGGATGAACATGGACATCATAACGGCGTCCGCCTCGTTTGGTGAATCGATGCCTAGCTTTTTCATATCCTCTTTGCTCATTATCTGTTGCAAGCCGCCGGCGTGTGGTTTACTTGGCACCCGGCATAGTTGGGATCTGAGCGAAACCATATCATCGATGCCCGCTGAATTCAAACTTATCATTTCGTCAGGGTCGACGTACTTACCCTTGATGCGGCACAGATACATATTTTCAAAACGCTTGGCCAATACCATATAGAATTGTGCGCGGTTGTTTTTAAAGGTGTCGGCATAGGTCTTGGGCGTATCGGTATCGGCGTCGCCATCGGCCGGCATATAGATTTGTTTGGCGTTATCCTGGCCACTACCGGACAAGGAGCCTTTGAACATATGATACTTGGTATTCTTGCCGTTGAATGCATCCGAAACCTGACGGCGTAACCCTGTGCCCATGCCATCACCATCCCATACAAACCAATCGGCGCTCGCTTCAATTGCTAACCCTGTGGCCCAATCGCATACTTCGTCAATGGTGCCGGATGATTTGCTTTTGACCGTCGTTATAATGCTCCCATGCCTAGCACAGAACCCAGCCGCGTCGCCTCCGTCGTCAAAGGGATCATGGGCGGCTACGATGGCACCGTGAGGTTCAAACGCAGCTTCATAGCGTTGGTCTAAATGGGCATCAACCGCGGCGTCAAACCACTCAGGCAAGATGATGCTGTTCTCTACGCTATCGTTAAACGCGCCTTCCCAAACGTGATCGTATTTAGCCCGGGGCATTGTTCTTTTATCCAGCCTTCTAAGATCATCGGCGGCTTTCGTCCACCATGGATTATCGGTCCAATTGAGCATGACAATCATGTGCATATCATCTTCATAGTAACCGACGCGCATCAATTCTTTAAGGAAAGGGACAATGAACTTTTGACTGAATGGATCACCGCTGGCCATTGGGTTCCCGACAAACCAGCATTCGGCTCCTTCAACTCTAAGGATGGTCGGAAGCAGATTGTCTAGGCTCTTTTGGCTTGCGGTCTGGGCTTCTTCAAAGAACCCATATTTGCAGGCATGGATTGACTTCAAGCTTTCAGGATTACGCGCGGCGCCGACGTAAATGGTTCTAGCCCCATTAGGTGCAATAATGCGGGTATCAAGCATGCGCCAATCAGGCAGACATAGCCGGTCAGTGATACTTTCGCACATAACGTTATGGACTGAATCGGCAATGGATTGTTGGAATTCGCGTAGACACATGATGCTTGCCGCTTCGACGTACATCTTCATAATCAGGATATCAGAAACACCAATTGATTTCCCGGATCCGCGTCCGCCCAGGATGACCTTGAACGGCTTATGCTCCCTTACGAAAGGTTCCAGCTTCTTATTGATGCGTAGGTTTGTCATTAAGTGAATGAAGCTTTGCGGCTGTTAGGGCTGTTGATTGCGTTAGCCTGGGCCTTCGCTTCCCCCTCGGTAGTGTGCCCACCACCATCAACCGGAGTGCCGGCCTTGTTACGGACTAGGCGTCCATTGCTTTCGACTACTCGGAATTTGTTTCCGCGCTTGGTTGTTGTTGCTGGCATTATGGTCTTCCCTTCGAACTCACGTTAATCATAATGAGGATGAAAAGAACCCAGCATAGAAAGAATGTCAACATGATGATCCCCTATGGATTAGCCTTCGCATTAACGAATTCGACCGTAACCTTATGATCAATCGGGCTATCGTCTACGCCGGCATGTACGTTATGAACCCGATCACCGTAACGCTTGGGCCGTTCCTTGCCGGCCTGCCACTTCTCCGCATCAATGATAACCCGTGCGGCCTGTGGGTCCATGGTCTTGTTTTCAACCTTTTTGCATATCTCGTCAATCCGGTCAGAACGCGCGTCGGCCCTGGCTTCCCGGGCGCGGGCGTAGTTGTTTAGAAAGTCTTCATGGTCCCTTAACCACTTGTAAAGCGTCACACGGGATGGATACTCGTCTTTCAGGCTAATTGTATTCAGGTTATCACCTAGAGCTATCAGGTCACAGATTTCTTCACCCATTTCCTTTCTGTAGCTTGTCGGTCGTCCGTCTTTTTTCTTTGCGGCCATGGGTTCAGCTTCCCGATAATACTTTTTTGTCGGCCAAACTGTAGGCTTCTAATATTTGCTTTGTGGTTAGCTTTGCGGCCCAGCTTGGCGCCGATACCCACTTGACCTCCTGGCCTTCAATTTCCTGTCGGGTCATGGTTAATTCTGTGCCGTTGCTTAGTGTGATGTCGGCGCTTAAAGGATTTTCGTTTGCCATTTTAATGCAATCCATTTCGGAGGTTAAACATTTCCATTGCCCGCTGTGCTATGTTTTGGTGTTCGCGGTACAATTCGTTAATAACCATTTCTTCCACGCCGTAGGGTATTTCGCAGCCGTAAAGCGGACCATTTTCCGCCAGGACTACCTCTTTCCATTCTTCAATGTTGTTAGCGCAGCCAATCAATTCGGCTGCCTCTTCCATTTGTTCTAATGTGAATGCCATCCGTCGAAAATACGGAAGGATATTGCTTTTGTCAATTAAGCGGTGATAACGCCTATAGCGACCGGGCCTCTTACCGAACGCACATAGAGCCGTTCAGTGCCGGTCAACCTGTACTTGAATGAATCAAGTATCTGTTTCAAATCTATCGTTCCAACTGCATTGGCGTCCGGTGCGGTGCCTTTTTTTATGACTTCAATCGGATTGGGGCTTTTAGCCACGAGCGTAAAAGTGCCGTTCTTAATTTCTACACTGTTGGCTTCGACAGGAGCAAAATTTCTGTCGGCTGTAAAAATGTCATCGTCTGCCATTATTTTCTCCTTTAGGCTGCCACTATGCTATTTGGTATTGGCGGCTCTTCAGTTTTGGTGGCACCAACAACAGTTAAATCTAATCCACCAACCACGTCATATTCTGGGTCTTGGCCGTTCACAGGTGCGTAGAATAATAAATTCTCCGCGCGAATTTTCAGGGGGTTAATTCCCGTCGCCAATGATTTTATTTCCCCGGCAGTTAAGGGCGCGTCCCATATAGCGCAATGCCCGATGTCACCGTCAAATGGCTGCTCATCGGTAGCCCCAGAACCCACACCAATTCTAACCGGCGCTGTATTTGATGTTATATTTCCGGTTTTCGCAGCCGAGTTTTCCTCTATTCCGTCCAAGTAGGCTCGTATCGTCGCCCCGTCATAAGTTCCTGCAAGGTGAAACCACGTTCCGGTCCCCATGGACGTTGTGCCTATTGTCAGAGTTTGGCTGCCCGTATGGACGGCAAACAAAACCTTGTTATTGCCTACCCCATCTGCCGATAAGAGATAGCTGAACGCGCCTCCAGCGTCCGACCATTTAGCCAATATTTTCATTTCGGAAGTAAAAGACTCTGCCCTTATCCACACCGACAAAGTGACTTCATCGCCTGTTATATTCAGGGCCGCTATATCACCAACCTCGATATGGTCCTCGTTGGAACTTTCGAAGTCTCGGGCCATTATCTGACACCCACTCTCAAAACCTGAGCATCGCCAACCATGTCGTCGCCCACATCACCAACAACCCTTTGCAACCTCATTCTATACGAATCCAGAGCTTCGATTGCATCTGCTTGAGCCTGAGTTAATGTGATTGTGCTTCGCGTGATGATCCCGGAGGTTCCGTTAGTCGTACTGGTTGCGATTTGCTGTGCTGCGAATGAATCTGAATCAATATCGTCACCGCCCGGTGCATTACGCTCAAACTCAATACTCCATGTATGGGACAAATGTTATGGGCAAACTTCAATCCAAGAAACGATAATTTCTTTATGAACTTTCTAGCACAGTATGATCCTACTAGTCCTGCTTCCCCAATTGGTG